AAGAAAGTTGATTTCATACGTGAACCAGAAACAAATTATTGAACGGAATTATGGAGAAAAATACGAATCAACCCTCTGAAAATGAAATGGTAAACCATCCTAATCATTATGGTGGAGAAGGAAATCAATATGAAGCAATAAAGGTTATAGATGCCTGGGAACTTGGGTTCTCTTTAGGTAATACCGTAAAATATATTTCAAGAGCAGGTAAAAAAAATAAAGAAAAAGAATTGGAGGATCTAAAAAAAGCGGCTTGGTATTTGGAACATCACATTAATCAATTAGAAAAAAAATGAAATATCTTTACTTATCTTTAATCTTATTATTAACATCTTGTGTTGAAATTATTGATGATATCAAATTAAACTTAGATGGAACCGGGACATTCAAATACACCATCAATTTGAGTCAAAGTAAAACAAGTGTAACTTCAATCCTTGCGTTAGATAGTTTGGATGGGAATAAAGTTATGAAACTCCCCGAATTAAAAGAAAAGGTTAAATCATTTAGAAGTAGTTTATCGGAAGAAGAAGGAATTTCAAATGTCATCATTACCGAAAATTACACAGAATACATAATTAGAATTGAATGTGGTTTTAAAAGTATTGAATTACTTGAAAGGGCGATTAAGGGGGCAGTTGCAAAGATGAATAAAAAATCTATGAAAGATAATAAAGATTGGGTTACATATTCTGATAAGAAACTTTCAAAGTCCATTCCGGAATACTCCTTAAGTTTTTTAACCAATGTTACTGGGAAATATTATGAGAAATTAAAATTGGGGACATATACATCTATTGTTAGGTTTGATAAATTGATTGAGGACTATTCAAATAAGTTGTCCGTTAAATCAAAAAGTGGGATGGCATTGATGATTAAAACAAGCCCAGATAAAATAATTGACAACCCAAATTTACTGGACAATACGATAACGGTCAAATAATTAATTCTCAAAGATTAATTTATCCCCAACCACAATATCGTACTTATCGCAGTCACCACCATTTATCTCTAAAATCATATCTCCTTTACCGGAATACCGTTCACAGTCTTCCGTCTTACAAGGTTTACACTCTTTATGAATTTTAGTTATTTTGTTATTTTTAATAAAGATTATATCAAGAGAAGTAATACAGTTTTTCATCCAAAAAGAATGTTCCTTATCATCCATTAAAAATAACATACCATTAAAGTCCTTATTGAATTTTTTTTTCATCATTCCCCGCTCAATATCTTTTCGGGTCATAACAACCTTTACATTAAATAAATTATTATTTATAACTAATTCCATATTTATAAATATATGAGTCAAATTAAAAGATACAGCGGTATTATAGTAAAACATAAAGATAAGGTTCTTCTTTGTAAGAGAGGACCAAAAGAATCATTACCAAACGAATGGTCTGTTCCTTCCGGACATTTGGAAAAAGGTGAGGATCCTATTGAAGGTGCGTTAAGAGAATTTAAAGAAGAAACAAATTTAAAGATAGATGGGAAACTGGATCTGGTTGGGTTATTACATATCTATAAAGATAATTTAAAAGACAAAAAAGGTGTGATGTTTGTTTTTTATTATAACTCAAAAAGTAAATTGGAACCAGATCTTGAAAGAGCAAAGGATGGGCACGAACACACTATGTGTGAGTATTTTGGTAAGAATGAAATCCCAATTAATAGAAATAATGATCAATTAAAGAAAATTATTGAAAAAATTTTCAAATAGGACAGAACTTTTGAAAAGTACTGTGTATTTATATAACACAAAACAAAAAAACAACCCTTTCAAGTTATTAGTTGGTTAGTAAAAAAATAATCCCATAGATTTGTAAAATAATTTATGGGATTTTTTGATTTATATGAAAAATTATATTATCTTTGTCTTATGAAAATAGGATTTAACATAAGAATAATACACGAAAACTTTGGTGATATATTAAATGAAACATTTATGGATCAAACACAATTCAGGTTGTTTTTAAAAATGGTTCATGCAAGTGTTGAATTAAAAGAAAATTTATCTTTTTTTAATGGAGATACATTTTATGTAAATGTTCCAGCAAAAGTTTTGGGTGATTGTATAATTGTTACAAACACAAAAGAGATATCAATAACTGAACAGGTTAAGAGTAAGATTGAGGCGTTGGTTACAAAATAGTTTCCTTGTTCTATAAAAACAAGGTGGTGGAGAGTTGACATTCAATGTCGACCCAAATTAAAGGAATCAGAAATGGTTCCTTTTCTTGTTTTATTAAAAAAAAATATATATCTTTGTATTATGAAAATCACAAAGAAAGAACAGTTATTTTTGGACAAACTTGCAAAAGAAGGTGTGGTATGGAATTTTGACCCAATTGAGTTTTTAACAAAAGATAAAAAAGGTTATGATAAATACATTTTTTATAAAAGTTCTTATATTGCTTATGATTTGATTGAAAAAGGTTTAATTAAAGTAAATCCAGAAAACTGGGCAAGTTGGATTAAAGCATAATGACTATGGAAAAAATATTATATATCGTAAGAGGCGTTAGTGGCGCAGGAAAATCAACATTCGCTAAAACATTAGGTGGAAAACATTATGAAGCTGATATGTATTTTATTGATCCAATTTCGGGAGAATATAAATTTGACGGATCCAAAATTAAACTAGCACACGAATGGTGTCAAAACCGAGTAGAAGGGGGTATGGTATTAAATATGGATAAAATTGTTGTTTCAAACACCTTTACTCAAGAGTGGGAGTTAGAAAAATATTTTGAATTAGCAAAAAAATATGGTTATAAAACTTTCTGTGTTATAGTGGAAAATAGACACGGAGGAACAAATGTTCACAATGTTCCAGAAGATAAAATAGAACAAATGAAAAATAGATTCAGTATAAAATTATGAGTAGATTAGACAAACTTAAAGAACAACATCCGGATTTAAATGTATCATTAATTGATATCATAACATCATTAGATCCGACTGGTACTTACAAGTATACCGAGTTTTTAATTAAAAACTTTAAAAGGGATAACCAATATTACAGCCCAAATTTGGATGAGCTTAAAGGTTATCTGGGAGTATTTTTGTTCGGTTCAAATGAAATTGAAGTTTTAAATGAATTTGAAAGACACTCAAGAGCTAATAGAATAAAAGAAAAAGACATTAGTAAATATAAAAATTTTAAAGAGTTAAATGAACAAGTTAAGATTGCTGAAGATATTGAAAAACAAAAAGAAGTTGAAAAACAAATTTTGAAAATACACGAAGATGATACCTGGTTAGTATTAACACCTTTAAGTTTTGATGCCTCAAGAGTTTATGGATCAAATACAAAATGGTGTACAACACAAGAAAGATATTGGGACAAATATTTAAAAACACATAGGTTAGTTTATTGTATTAATAAAAAAAATGATACTAAAGTTGCGTTTTCAAGAGATTACGGCGAGGATAAATTCCAAGCTTGGACCGCAGACGATAGTGAAGTTAGTCCAATGTTTATAGGTTGGATTCCGGATGAAATCTTTTTAAAGATTAGAAAAGAATTACAAAAAAATGAAAGAACCATTGATTTAATTTATGGTGAAACCAGAAATAAACCAGTTTCTATTTCAGATATAATTAATATTCATCAAGGTAATAGTGAAACAACTGACCATTCAAACATACTTGACAGAATAAGAAGTTTAATGGATCTTAATCGTTATAATAGTACGTGGACATCTGAACCGTATGAATTACCATTAGTACCAAGTAATGATTTAACAAGCCAAGGTGAATATGAAGTAACAAGAAGAATTAATGATTACCCTAGAAATGATTTAACAAGCCAAGGTGAATATGGAGTAACAAGAAGAATCACAGACTACCCTAGAAATATAGATGTAAATATAGATGTAAATATTAATGATTATTTAACATATTTTACTGGCTCAACAAGAAATTATTAATAAAATTATGAGTTTTAAAAAAATATTAACAACAGGAAAAGTATTCATAACATCGGATACACATTACGGTCATAAAAATATTGTACGAGGTGTAACAAACTGGAGAACCCAGGATGGGCAAATACCAGTTGATTCGGTGAGGGATTTTGAAACCATAGACCAAATGAACGAAAGACTTATTGATGGTATTAACAATATGGTAGGACAAGACGACACACTAATAATGTTGGGTGATGTTTCATTTGGTGGTTTTGAGAATATCGGATTATTCCTTGATAGATTAGTTTGCAAAAACATTCATCTAATATTAGGAAATCACGACCACCATATAGAAAATAATAGAGGTGACATCCAAAGTAGATTTTTAAGTGTTAACCATTACCTTGAAGTTAAAATAAATGATAGAAACTTTGTTTTATGTCACTACCCACTGCAAAGTTGGAACGGTCTAAATAAAGGTGTTATCCATTTACACGGACACGTACATCTTGGACGAGAAGCTAAATTCGGTAATGGTAAAAAAATGGATGTTGGGATGGATGGAAATGGCATGGATCCATATAGTATTGACAATATCATTAAAATGATGGATAAAAGACCAGTAGGATCAGATATGTCTGGAGATCACCACCTTGATGATTTAGTTGGTGTTGTGGGTTAAATCACAACACCAATATATTTATATATATGAAAATTATTATCACCGAAAATCAATATAAATTATTAAAAGAAATGGAAGATGACTTAATATCTTATGTTAGTGATTTTAAACCAGGTGTTAATATTTTAGTGATTTTTAAAAACAACTCAAACTATTCAGACTTAGAAGATTTTTTTGATGAATATGGTTATGGGTTTTATTTTCCTGAACAAAATTTAATAATAATTGATGGGGAAATCTTTTTAGGTGAGAGTGGTTTAACTATGGAGGATCTTAAATTTATTGAGGCACACGAAGTTACCCATTTATTATTGAATCATAACGGGCCTCGTTCTGAAAACGATGAAATGGAAGCTGATCTTGGGGCTTACATACTTTTAAAACAACACGATATGTCAACAGATAGGTTGGTTGATGAGTTTTACAACAGACACGGAGTGGAGTTTGACGAAGAACTAACAAAAAAAGTTTTAAAAAAACTCAAACAAACAAACGAATCTATATTAGATTGGGACCTACACCAGAAACTTATGGAAAAAAGATATGGTAAAAGACCAATAGAAACTTCCTACAAATACAAAAAATAATTTGTTTAATTCAAATTAGTTTCTTACCTTTGTAAGGTGAAAAACCCTTGTAAAGAATGTCCCCACTTTATTCGTAATCGTCACAACGATACTATTGTTGATTTTGCTGAGAGAACCGGTAAGAAACACAATTGTCATATGACAGAGGGAAAAAAAGATTTATGGAATGTTAAAAATAAAAAATTAGAATGTTATGGAAGTAAAACAGACAGGAGTAGAATGGTTATATGACCAAATAGAGAATGAAGGAAAATGTATCTATGAAGTAATTGAACAAGCCAAACAAATGGATAATGAGTTTTTAGAAAAACTTAAAGATTTTGATACTTGGAAAGAATGGAAAAATTCTAGTATGAAAATAAAAGAAACTAAATTTGGAACTTACGTGGAAACTGAAAGTGCAACAAAACTAACTGGCGATAAGATCACAAGGTTTGTTGAGAGATTGAAAAAAATTGGTATTGATGTAAAACTATCAGGAAACTTTCCCTGGGTTTATATTGATGAAATTTGTGGTATCAGAGTAACAGAAAAGTTTGAGGCAAATCACGGATTTACTTTGATATTTCTTCCAGGAAGAAATGATAGTCCTGTATCTGAATTTACGGATATTACAGAGATATTCAAACTTATACGAAGATATTCGAGAGAGGCTAGATTAGCACAAATGATGAAAGACGATGAAGAAAATGGATTATATGAAGAATTGTAAGCTCTTTTTAGATGATGTACGTTCACCAAAGGACGCAATTGGTTTGGTTTTGGATAAACATAATAAGTTTTATTGGGAGAATGATTGGGATGTTGTAAGAAACTATGACGAGTTCGTACAATACTTAGAAGTAAATGGTGCTCCTGAATTTGTTTCATTTGATCACGATCTTGGTGATACAGCAATGGATGAATATTTTAGAAATGTTGCAACCAAAGGAACTTTGGATTACGACAACATCAAAGAAAAAACTGGACTTGATTGTGCGAAATTCCTTGTTGAATATTGTGCGGATGAAAACCAACCATTACCGAAATATTTGGTCCATTCGGCAAATCCTGTTGGTAAAAAAAATATTGAATTATTTTTGGAAAATGCAAAAAAACATTTATCTTTGTGATATGAAACTAATTAAATTAACATCTCATAAAGACGATAGTTTCATTTACGTTAATATTAATGAAATTGGACATTTTTACGAAGTAAAGGAAAGTCAAATGTGGCATCAAGGAGAACCGGCAACAAAAAAACATACAGTTGTTGGTGTAACAACACATAATAACGGAGGATTCAAAGTTAAAGAAACACCAGAAGAAATAATTGAAAAAATTAGAATGATACGTAATCTTTCACCAACATACATAATAATATGAACTTAGATAAACTAACAATGGACGAACTTATTTCACTACGAAATAAAATTGAATATAAAATAAATTCTTATGAAGATGGGTATTTG